ACTGTCTTACTTCAAAGTTTGTTACAAGCGGTTGTATCTGTGGGTTTATCGCTTTTTGTAAACCTTGCTGTGCAATAACAGAACCTGCTAATCCAGGGTTATTTTGTATATACTCATCTCTTACTTTATTAATAATGTCAGCACCACCGTCAGGATCGTCTTCTAAAGGGTTAGCTAATCGTTTATTGATCTCAACCATCAAATCCCTACCAGCTAACTTGCCTATCGCTTCTATCTTCCTCTTCTGATTAATAGGAGAAGTTAGCCAGCTTATCGCACCTTTTCTTACTTGCTTATCAAACTCTCCCTCTGTCTTTTGGAGCATCGCTTGAATCTCTTCAGGACTCTTCCTTGATAACTCATCCTCAAATTGTTCTGCTTCTATATCGGCTACCTGTGTGTACTGCTGAAGCATAGGATTAACCTGTGAAAGAGCGTCAGCAAGGTCCATCAACTTATTCCTACCAACTGCACTAGCTCTACGCTGACCTACACTGTATTGACCTGCTCGTTGAATAGTAGGTTGAATACCTGGAACTGCGTCACCTAACCCTTGTACTTGTACTCGTTCTGCCATTATCTTCTCCTACCTGTCATTGCTTGTGTATAACTCTGGGCTGATGTAGTTCCTGTTGACGGTGATCCCATCCTACTACTAATACCTTGACCTGCTGCATAGCCACTCATCGCTTGTGACCCTGCTTGCAACACCGCACCTAAAATACTAGGTTGACTGACAGGTGGTCCAAGAGGTTGATTAATGCTTATTTGACGTTGAGTAGTAGCGAACCCTGCTTGTTCTAACCCTAATCCAGTACCCACTCCAGTTAACTCTTGTTGTCTTAAAGCTGCTGCTCTATACCCTGCTTCCTGTCTAGTATAGTCATCCATTAAAGCAGTAACACTAGCACCTGTAACACCTGCTTCACCTGCTGAAACTCTCGCTCTAGCTAAAGCTTCTTGAGACTTCCTACTTACTTGTTCAAGTTCCCTAGAGGTAGCTTCCTGTTGCTGTGCTTGTTGCATTCTAATGCTTGATTGCTCTTGCATGAATCGACTTCTTTCAGCAGCTGACGATTGGGCTTGATACGCTGCCTGTTGAGCTTGAGCGGCTGCTTGTTGTTTAGCTTGTTGTCTAGCACCTGCGAATTGAACCCCTGCTTGGAGACCTCCTACTACTGCCATTGCTGCTGCTGGATTACACATAATATATTACTTCCTCTCTATCTTAAATGACTTATAACCAGGGATATTGCAATCCTCAAAGGTAGCACCTAACCAAGTTAACCATCTAATACTTAAAGTGTTAGCTTCCATGACATAGTTTGTTAAGTAATCAAAGCCTTGCATCAAGTCATCAATCCACACTTGTGAATCCTTAACAAACTTCTTCTTTATCTTACAAAAATTCCTTGTCCCTAACAACCAAGCTATGCCTACATTCTTCCTGGGAGATACTCCAAAGCTTGCTAATAGACCGTCTTGATCTGTCTTGATGCTGTAGCACTTACTACTTGATTCAAATGATCCGTACACAGCATCTCTAGGGTGAAACATTAGACCGATACATTCCATCATATCTTCTTCTCGTAAGTCATCGTATAACAAAGGAGCATCAAGGGTGGGCATACTAGGTTCTATTCTAACTTCCATATCTTCTACTTCTTGGTATCATCATAGATTCAAATTCAGCTGCAAGTATTTTCACTGGTAAAGCACTAGAAGATTTAATTTGAATAGTAGCGTCATTAGGTTGTGCTTGGACAGGGAATCTGAAATGTCCGTCTTGAGGTACAAAAGTATTAAGTGTTAAGTTAGAACCTAGTACTTCAGGATTAAAAGCATAGCTATATGTATCTCTAAATTTAGGAGTTATCTCTACAGTAAAGTGTCCAGTTTCAGCGTAGTTCAAGCTACCACTTCTTATTGTTTGATAAGCGTAATCAGTAGATGATCTTCCTCCTCTTTCTGTGGGTTGCTTTAATGATTGGTCTGAGAACTTGTATAACATATCATAAGGAAAACCTGCTACAAAATCGACACTTGTTAAATCAGCTGTGACTGTACCTTCTGTGGTGGATGTCCTTGTAAAGGGATACTTATGTCCTGTCTTTGAATATATCTCAACTCCATTAGGATCATAAGGAAATCCACTTATAGTAGTTAACTTAGTCGATGCACTATAACTAAAAGACAACTCAGACTTATCCAACCTACTATCTAACAATAAAGTATAGCTATCATTACCATCCTTTAAGTTGTTCTCCATAGGTAGCTTCTCTAAGTAAGTAGATTCGGAGTCTTTAGTGATAACAAAAAGATTAGCTTCGATAAAATGAGCACTGATTATTTCCCTGGAGAATGTAAACTTTTGCCAAGCTGATTGTACCTTCTCTTTATTCTGCCAAAAGAATTTATAAACAAACATTGTAGTTCTATCACCGTTCAAAGCTACGATTAAATCTTGAACAGAAGAACCTACCATTAACTCTAAAGTCGAAGGGATATAAGTAGGTATTTGTGAAGTTATTTCAGAAGCATCAAATATATTATTATCAGCATCTACATAGTACTCCATTAATCCTTCACTATTATTCCTTTTAAAATTAAAGTATAAATAGTTATTAATTACTAAAGGTGTAATTGTCTCCGAAGAATCGTACTCTGTTGTCGGTGTAATGCTAACTGTTTTAGGAGTAAGCAATTCACTCCCTCTTAATACAAACTGAGTTCTAGTAGAAAAGATTACAAGTTTCTCTTGAAAAGGAACAGCGTGTTGTAACTCCACTACTTTTGTGTGACTAATACCAACATCAATTGGAGCGGAGTCTAATAAACTTAAAACACTTGTCCTCCAAAAATTAAAGTACTCATCCGCTTCACTGAACAATACATTATTCTTAGTCAAGAAGCCTAGTCTATTCTTAAAAAAGAACATATCTTTAACTTTACTTCCCACTAAGCTAGGAGCAGGATTACTTCTATCATCTCCTACTTTCCTTGGTTCCCAAGAAGCAACATCTAAGGTCCAGTAATTAAAGGAAGTATCTGTAGGTTTTAACTGTAAAGGCAGAGTATTAGGGTTTAAAAGTGATTTAATACCTTCTGATGCTCCTTCAGTATCATCTTCATTTTTCCATCCTATAGTTTCTATCCAAGTACCTTCTCCAAATTGTTTATTATCCTTTGCTTTGAATCTTACATAGTAGTCATCTTGGTCTAGTTCAGGATCACCTATTACTTTAACTCTAAAATTATTATAACATTTAGCAGGTAAATCTGTTATGCTAGAAACTTCTTTGTAAATAACACCCAGTCCTTGATCCGCTAGTCCATCCGCAGCTCTTATCGAAAAGTCACTGCCTATTACATAACTAGTAGTTAAAGCCCAAGGTGAAGCTAAATCTGTCCTTGTTGTTTCTATCCAATATGTAGAGTAATTTGCACCTACTCCAGGTTCATCTGTACTGGATGCTGTGTGGTTTTGTATGCACTTGTAAAATTTATTGTTATGAGATACATAAGAAACCCTAGAGATTTTAATAATAGCATCTTTATTTTCTGTCCTAATCGCACCTGATGCTGATAATGTAGTAGTTCCTGTCGCAAGTGGTGCAGGAGTAGGAACAAGAAGGGGGTATAAAAAGTTCAACCCATTCCAAACTTCAAAACTCCACTCTGTTGTTGGACTTTTTACTTCAGGTATAAATTGAATTATAGGGTCAGGGTAAGAACTATCGTATCCAGTTCCTCCGTACAGCATAGTAACACTTTGTATTACACCTCCTTGGACATCACAAACACCTTTTGCTCCTTGTCCTTTTAAAACTCCATTACTATCATACTGTTCTACAACAGCAGTCACTCGAAAACTGTCAACTAATATATTTGATGATAAAGCATTTAAATCAGCTGTATAATTTCCTCCTCCACTTGTAACTGTAATGCTAGATATAACATTAGTGGCTTGAGTGTAGTTATAAGCTATTAAATCGCTGAGGTCTTTTGCAATGTGTCCTGTATCAGCGTCAAATCCATCACTTCCTGCCCCACTACGATATGTAGCAGGGTAATCAGCGTGAGGTGTGTGTTCATTTGTATGTCCACTTGGAAGTGCTGCATTATTAAAAGGCACTAAGAGATCATCGATGTACACGCTATAGTTCTTCTTATAGTCTCCTAGTTTAACAAAGAGTAAAGCTTCCCTTTCTAAAGGCTCTGACAGTTGAGAAGAAGAAATAGATACAGTCTGTTCTTTATTGGCTATGAAAGTATAATCAGCTACTGTAAGTGCTTTAACATCTTCTCTAAGATTAGATATATTGTTTAAATACGTTTGTGCTCGTGTACTTATACTAACCTGCGTCACAGGACTGCCTGTGTTTAAATTGAAAAGAGAGACTGCACAAAGAGATACTTTATTCTCTAATACACAAGCAAACCTGTTGTCATCATCTCTGTCTATGTATTGAACAAAGGCATCATCGTTAACAGGATGAGTGAATAGTTTATTGACGTGCCTTGTATTAGGACGCTTAACAAGTCCTTCTACAACAGTAGCCCAAGCATTGATCTGTTCGTCACATTGCCCTGGAAAACGTAAGTTGTCAGGTTGTTGTGAAACCCCTTGTGCTAAGTTAGGAACACTGTTTACTAGCAACGGCATCTCTATCGATCAAGTACTCGTAAGACGCTGTAGTTATCGAAGATGGTTCTGTCTGCATTCTCAGAGTCACTCTCAATAGCTCTTGCTTTCGCTTCAATCTCATCTCTTAAAGCAAAACCTTCTATCTCTCGACTACCTAAGAATCGAGCAGCAAATATACGAGCTGCTTTAACAGATATGTAATGTCTAAATTGTTCAGGTAATTCTTCGTAAGCTAACTCAAAAGTTATAATAGCTTTTAAGGTCTTAGTCCAAGTTTCCCTGTGGTTTTTCCTGTCGTATAATTTAAGACCTCTTTGTACAGGATCAGTATCCGTGTTCAACTCAGGGTCTAAATCTACTTTTAAAGTGTTAACAGGAAGAGTAATCTTACTAGTACCTGAATCAGGAACTAAAGGATAATCATACTCAGTGTTATAATGCCAACCTTCCGATTGGATTGCTTTGCTTGTTTCATTTAAAACAGACTCTGCTTGAACTACAGTCACAGGAACAGCACTTGTGCCTCCTAATGTATTAACAGGAGACTCTCCTATTACAGAGATCATTATGTTTACTGCATCAAGTTTAGTCGTTAAAGCCATAGCATTCTTTAGTAAATAAAAATATCAGTGAAGGGAAGGGATTCCGCTACGCAGTCCCCCCTCCCAACACCGAAGAGAGAATCCTTATTAAGCAATAAGTTCGATAGCACACTCAGGACGGAGGATTCCGTGTCCCATAGCATACTTAGCAACGAACAATGTACCTTGACGCTCAATCTGATATTCAGACTCAGTAGCAAGATCAAGAAGCTTAACCGTTCCTACAGCAGCAGAGTGTCCTACGATACCCAAACTATTGCTGAAGTCACCGTCATATCCGTCAGTAGCTGCAAACAAATCATTACTACTACCTGCATCTCCTGAGTTTGTTCCAGAAGCGGAAGTCAAATCAGTTGAAGGGATGTTGTTAGATTTGTAGATAGTGATACCTGCAATCTGAGGGATTGATCCAGTAGCAACGCTACCTAAACCTCCTACGTCTTTATTGACGGCAGAAGTAGAGATGGCAAGAGCACCTGCACCACCAGTAATAAGCCTGTAATACTCTTGTGGGCGAAGCACTGCGAAACGACCGTCACTAGGAACGTCATTTTCATCAAGCTTCTGAGCAGCACTAAAAAAGGCAGCAACTAACTCAGCACCTGTAACAGTTTCAGGATTACCAACAGAACCTGGACCACTAAAATCGTTATTAGGAACGTCTAGTCTGCCTCCAACTTTACCACCTGTGATAACAGCAGATGAACGAGCTGCACCTATGAATGACTTAGCTACTGCTTTATCAAAACGAAGAGCAAGAGCTTTACCAATCTCGTTCGCGTAAACGGAACGAATATCGTAGTGATTCTTTACATCATCAATGTTAGCCAAGAAGGTAGAAGCCAACAACATCTTATCGATAGTGATGGTTTGTTCTGCCTTTTTGATGTCACTGAGGTAAGTAGCATTTCCTGAGCCGTCATTAGCTTCAGCGATGTTGTCGCCAGGTGTGTGGTAAGAAGCAGAAGCAATTCCAGTAACTGGGAACTGAGCTGATTTACCGTTTTCGATTGTGCGGACAGTGTGTAAAGGTTTGAAGACGTTCGACTCCTCAAAAGTTTGTAAGATTTCTCCACTAAACTTTTTAAGAAACAAAGCATCTACATCATTAGCACTATTAATCTGTCCTGCACGTGAGGGGAATGTTAATCCATTAGCCATAATATATGTTTTTTGTAATTGTTATTATTAGTATTTGTTTTTCGACTTTCGTTTGAACCTTTGATCGAGATTGTCCACCGCAGTGGGTCTTAACATTAGTACTACTAATTGTCTGTTAAAGTAAATTAAGTATTATAATTCCACCTAAACATAGAACAGTCAAGACAATAGCCTTCTCCTTCTTGCTCAAGTTATTATAAATTCTTCTTAGTCTTTTTAATTGATTTATCATTATTATTAGATTTTTTCTGTACGTATCGGGTATAAAATATAGGTACTATGTTCCATAGAATAACACCTACAAGACATAGTTTCAAGAAACCATATACTTCATCTAACATAGAATCAAAGAATCCGTTATCCATCTTCTCGTCTAATTGTTGTTGTACAAGTTCCTGTACATCTCCTTCAGATATAGCTTTAACTTTCTTAGCTAATCCTTTGTTCTCCTCCATTAACTTAGCACCTTCTCCTAATCCCCATCCAAGGGCAGCACCACCAGCAGCAGGACCAGGACCACCAAGGCTACCAACAGTTGCTCCACCTACACTGCCTATTAAAGGATAAAAAGAAGCCTTGGAACATCCACCAAAAAGAACCAGAACCAACACTGGCAAGAAAAAAGATGGAGTCCAAGGCTTCAAACCTACAATAAAAGTCTATATATTACTGACAGATATACGTCTGTCAATCTCTTCGTGATATGCTTTATCTCCACTCCTATATCTAGGATCAGATTGAGCACGGGCTAATTCCTGCATGGAACGAAAGGGCATAGTAGATGACTTGTTAACTGCTCCTTGTACTAGTTTAGGACTAACACCATTCTCTGCTTTAAATTGAGCGTACAATCCTTTAGTGGCTAACTTAGCTTGTTCAACTGTACCGTTCTGTACGATTTCATCAAAGGTATTTACCTCTTCAGGAGATAAGTTGTTAGAAGCCCACTCTGCCATTTGATCCCAATTCCCATCAGCTACAGACTTGATGCTACCTTCTTCACTTTGCATAAGTGCCTGTTGACCAGCAGCATAGCTATCTACTATCTCCTTCGATATCCCAGCTTTAGCAAGATTCTCATAGGTCTCCTCAGATAGCTTACCATCATTTTGAAAGAACTCTTTAGAAGCTTCCACAACAATATTGTTACTATCCAAGTCTTCCTCTTGAGTGTCATCGGTTTCTTCTTGTACTTCAGATTCTTCCTCTTCCTCCTGTTCAACCCCTGCTCCCATTTTCTTTTCAAGTTCACTATAGGCACTAGCCATGTCTTCAGGACTTTTAAACTTTTCTGGTAACCACTCAGGTCTATTATCTTCCGTCTGTTCTTCAGGTACTGCTTCAACAGCTTCTTCTGATTCGGGGTCAATCTCCTGTGGTGCTTTCTCATTTATCTCTACTCGGTGTAATTCAGCCATATCTCTCTTTACTCTTCTTGTGGTTGTTGTTGTTGACTACTCATGTACTGCTCTTGTGCAGCATTGATAGCAGGTGCTACGGCAGGTGTACCCAACTTCATCATCATCTCTTGTTGTTGGGCTTGCTGCATAGCTTGTTGAATTTCTTCATCTGATTTGATTAAACCTTCTGTTTCAATACCTAACGCAGTAGCTCTTCTCTTGAAGTAATCTGATACGTTAACATACTGCGCTACTGCTTGTGGTCCTACTATTTGATTAGCTCCTGCAAGGAATAGATCAAGCTTTTGTAAGTCATTACCTCGTCCTAGTGCTTCAACACCAGTAACAATAGTAGGTTTAACAATGTCTTTAGGTAACTTAGGAAGTCTTCCTTCTTTACTCATCCTTGCCATTAACCTAGTAACGACAGGCATTTGAAACTCTTGTGACAATAAAGAATACAATCCACCAAGTGCAGCTTCTAACTCCTGAGATAACATTCTTATCTCCTCTGCTGTTACTCGTTCTGCATCTCTGACTACTCCACTGTTAAGAAGGAAAGCTTGAGACAATCTGTCACTGATTCCATTCATTACTCCTTGTGCAGTACGGAAGTCATTGAACTTGTTAAGTTGTAAAACAGATACATCTCCATCACTTCCTTGTACAATTGCACCGTTAGGAGATTCAGATAAAGTCTTAGCCCTGGTTGTACCGTTAGGATTAACCATGAAGAGAACCTTAGCTGCTGCTGCACTACCTTCGACTATCGCTTTTGTTAGTGACTCTAGTGATTTAAGATCACCTAAGTACTCCTCTACAAAGCCACGTCCATAATCTTCACCGTCTATCCTTGTATAACGAAGAGGAAGAAAGGGAGACTTTTCAACAGGGTATCTACCCTTTGACTCCTCAATGACCATTCCCTTTACATCTTGTTGTACTATAAATTCATTACCTTCTCTGATAACAGAGGTGTATAGATCACAGCTATTCTCTTTCTCTTGACGATAGACTTCTTCTCTTACAGACTCAGGAAGCATCATCGGAGCAACAGTTTCTTTGATAGCTATGTGTGTTACGTTACCCATTGGGTCTCTCTTCACTACATAACGATCTAATCGAAATACCCTCATCCCTCCTTCGTCAGGTAAGTATAACAAAGTATTTCCAGCTACCAATAAATTCTTTAACGCTTCAAATACTCCTACTCTAAATGCTTCGACTTCTACTTCTTGAGATACACTTCGTTCTACATCTGCTAAAGCTTTCTCTAAGTCAGATCGTAATTGCTCTCCTCCCTCTGGTCCTAACTCCTGCTTTGCTTTATCTAATTCATACCTGTCTATAACAAGACGAAAGAACGGAGCGTTAGGTGGTAACAAAGCTAATAGTAATTTAGAAGCTAAGTTGTTAACTCCTCTAGCTCCTACTCCTTGATACGGTGTGTAATACTTAGTAGCGTAGTTATGCCCATCGGGAGGCATGATATACGGAATAGTTAACTCAGATGAGGTTCTCCCTCTATCCAAGAAAGACCAACGCTGGTTCTCTAAGGAGTGGTATAAGCCTTGGGCTGTTTCTTGCATAGGTTAGATAGGTTCGTCAGATGTCCACTCGTCAGTTGCTAGAATGGTAAGTATCTCGGAGTGTGTGTACTCGGTCTTACCGCTTAGAAAGGATGGTTGATCGCCTATGTACTTCACGAATGTTTTAGTGCCGTCTACAGAGTATCTGCAATATTCTGCACTTATTTCTGCAACTTGGTCAAAGTTTACAATTCCTAATTCGTCTGTGTTTAATATAACAAATGTTTTCATATTATGAAGGTACTGATGTACTGAAGATTGGATCACCATTTATGGTACTTCCATCATTCGTTCCAGGGTTTGCGGCATTTTCAATATTTGTAATAGTATTACCATTAGACACTCCCCCAGAACCTGTGTCGCTTGCGTTATCTCCAAGCCTGTACCAATGCGTAAGATTGCTCGACTGAGTATAATTACCAGCATTGCTTGCTAAATTAATGGGAGTACCAGCATTGTATATTTGTCCTACATTATTAGCGTCCAATGTGGTTGAATCCCAAATAGAAACCTCATCGATGTTACCTAAAAATTGAGATGAGTAATTCGCAAAGTTTCCTATCCTGAAAGTATTACCAGCCGTGGAGGATACAGCACTTGAGGATTGAGAAGCGGCTACTACCCCATTAAAGTACAATATTGAACTTCCTGAACTATCATAAGTCACGGTCGCATTTATCCATTGATTCTCTCCAGGCAAAGTTGCAGTTAAAGAGCCATTTGTACCCAGGTGAACATAAAAGAGGCTCGAAGTCCAAGGGTACATACCAATCCCTGTCGCTACTGGTCCTGCTCCTCCAAGTAACATATCTTGCCTAGCACTTGGACGATTAAACCACACGCTAATTGTAAAGTTTGTACCTGAATTTAAATTATCTATGTTCCCTACTTCAATATAGTCATCCGTGCCGTCAAAGCTACCACTGAAACCGTTAGTTACACCAGGAATTGATGCACCATCGCTATTGTAAGCTCGCCAATTAGCACCATCGTAAATGATGTATTTATTCGTATCAGTTTCAAAGTAAGCATCTCCTGCCGAGGGACTACCTGGACGAGTGGATGAGGTGATTGTTGGAATTGTTGTTGGCATAGCTATTAAGAATCGTTGTTATAAATGTACCAAGCACTACCATCGTAGATGTAAAAGTCGTGCGTACCTGTACCGAATGCGATGTTAACTTCTCCGCTCGGATTGGTAGGTGTGCTTGCTAAAATGTTCGCTTCTGTATCTCGTGTGGTTACATTGAATATTTCGGGACCAATAAACTGAGCCAAGGTCGCATCAATCGTACCCGAAGTAGTCTCCGCCACATACAAGTTCTTGGAGTCCGTAGCGAAATACATTTCACCTTGTACAGCCTCCTTCTTGAACTTCGACTTGTTCGCATCTGTGCCTGTCTTAAAGGCGATGCTAAAGTCTTTGTGGTGAAGTTTATTCATACACCCGTATTGGCGGGATTAAATTGCACGAGGGTTGCATCAGCAGTGCCATCAGCAGTAGTCTCAGCTAGGTAAAGTTTTTTAGTGTCAGTAGCAAAGTAGTATTCTCCTTGCGTAGCCTCCTTTTTAAACTTCGTCTTATTAGCTTCCGTCCCTGTCTTAACAGCGATGGAGTAATCCTTCCGTCCTAATTTTTGCTGTGCCATGACTTAGGAAGCTGTTCCAGCGTTTATGCAAGGACTGCTTGGACGAAGGCGAAGGTCATCATTTGCTGGGTCTACGAATAGTGGGTCTGTAAAAATACAATTCGTACCTCCCGAT